ACCATCAATGTATCGCTCTTTTATCAGCATTTCCATGATGGCTATCCACCGTTGCTCCGAAATTCCAAGGGCTTCAGCGGATATGCGGTCTGTATCCACCTCTTCCAAGTCCATGGATTTTTCGAGAAAACGAAGGATGCGATAGATGATCTTGAAGTTATCCATAAGCGAACCTCTTTTAAGATTTCAGGTCTTTGAACATAATATCCATTATGCTTTCAGCAATCAAACACCTTTCAGAAATTTCTTTTTCTTCGTTATAATTGTCATTTTTGTCGAGTAGCTCATCAAGAACAATGTCATAACACTTTTCCCTTATAGCTACCCATCTTTTTTTGTTCATATCTTTGATTTGCTCAACAGAAATACCCAATTCTGTCTCAAGAAATTTGCTTTGACGTCTGGATAAACTAACCATTATCTTCTCCTCTTCTAAGGTCGTCTCCCCCCCTTCTACGATCTCAAAATTATCCGGGCTATATAGATAGTCCTCACCGGTTTCATCTATGGTTCTATACCAGCCCTCTTCAACCGCAATGACTTCATATTCTTTCCCATTTAAAAAATAAAGCGGATCACTTTCACCGAGATATTTAACCTTCATCTTTGCCCTCCCGCTTTAGATAGCGCTTAACCTTCATTCCCGTCTGTCCCACATCCTTACTTTCAAACCAATGAAGCTCAGCCTTTTTTGAACTGCCATCCGCCAATGTAACTTTGGCCTCCCCACGTGTATGCGTCCAGCCGCCAGGCTTTCCGCCATATTGTTTGATGAGATATGGCTCAACATCTACCGGCCTTTTTCGGGATGCACCAGCAAAATCGACAATTCTTGAGACCGTTGTACCTGCTTTTAATGTTACTGTAGCGTTCTCCATTTTTATTATTACATCAGAAGTGATACACATCTTACTACCTTTACGCTTAAATTTTGTGGGATTTCTACCAGGGTTCTGCTGGCTTGCAGTAGTCTCTTTAGGAGAACCAGAAGTTTTCCCCCCTTTGTCTCCTGAACCACTAATTTCCCTAGATTTTCCACTACGTCCAAAGTTTCTCTTACTTGACTTGTCATCTATACCAGAACTTTTAGAAGCTGCCTCAGATTTGCCGCTCTGCTTGCCCGATACTTTAGAGGAGCCGCCTCCGGAACTGCCGGAGGTAAACTTCCCGTCCTCATCCCTCGGATGATCGGACTCTTTAAAATCCAATCTGTCATCTATGGAATTTACTTCCTTTATTATAACACCAGTCCCGCCCAAGGTCAACTCGGATAACAGCGTTTGGACAGAGCGGACGAAGGGCGGGAACATGGCGTCAGAAAGACATTCGGACAGCTCCTCGAACCGGTGAGGAGGCTGCATTTCATTCCCGTCGCATTGAGGATCCCCATCAAAGTCGGTGCACAGGAAAACAAAGGGGACGCCGTACTCCTGCGGCAGATTGTCCAGCTTTGCAAGCGGCGTCAACGATCCCAGCCTTATCCTGAATTCTTCCCAGGCTTCGCGCCGCGCTGCCTGCTCCGGTGTTTCGCCTGCCTCGATGTGCCCGCCGGGGCCGCACCATCCGGCTCCATCCCGGCGTCTCCCGATCAGCGCTTTCCCACCCTTCACGACGATCGTCGCGGCGGCGGTGCACCCGGCGGCGCTGTCGTTCCGCGCGCCCCCGTCAGCAGGAGGTGTCGAAGAAACAGGCATCCCATTTTCGGGGGGCTGTCCCAGCCCCCAGTCCAAAGGTTCCTCCTCCTGACCGTCAAGCAGCTCTTCAATGTTGAACTCATCGGTGGAGGCAAGCCCCTTCCGGACTTCGCTGGGGTCGATCACCTGCATATCTACATAGAGCTGTGCGGTCTGCGCCCGGGTGAGGGCGGTAGCCGCTTTCGTCTGATCGACCATGGCTTGATCCGTTTCACTCAAGCTCCACAGCGGGTCAAAGGTCAGCTTGTAGTCCGGCACCTGCTCGATCTCCCCGCCGGAAACCCCGGCCCGGAATGCCGCGTCCAGAACGGTCAGCAGGTTGTCCCGCAGCATCATCTTTTGAATGCGCTCGATGAAGTTGTAGTAGTTTTCCAGATCACTGGCCCCGGTGCTGTTCTCCCCTGCGGGGGAACGCCCGAAGAGGATCGTCTGTGGGATATTGGTCACTGCGGAAAGTATGTTACAGTTCGCCTCCAGGATGTCTTTGATGCCCGAGAGCTGGAAGGTCTTGAAATCATACTCCTCCCCGTCTGCGTCAATGACAATCGTGCTCAAAAAGCTGCGGGCGCGGTCGATCAGCCGCAGTCTCTGCATCACCTCATCGTCTCCGCCTTCCCGCTGTAATGTGGAGGCAAGGTCCCTCTGCTTGTAGATCGCCTGTACCATCCGCTCCATGAGCTTTGTTGCGTGGCCGTGGGATGTGGAAACCTCCCGCAATGCTCTGCGGATACGGGAATATTCCGGCATCCCCCAAAACCGGTATTCCGGCATCATCGTGTATTCGGGTAAAATCCCGTTGCGGAAGAGCAGACACCGGCTCTCATGGACAACGAAGCTCCCGTAGATACTGTTGACTTGGTAATACTGGGGCATCCCAAATTTGGAACGACGGTGCAGGCCATCCCTCCCGGCAGTGTTGTAAAGGTTCGCCCAGTCAGGCTGCACGACCGGCCGCTCATAGACCCTCAGCTCGTCGATTGACCGGATCTCGTTCCAGTCCACCGGGTCTGTCAGCTCCCCACCATCATCAATCACCATCACGATCAATGCGCCGCCGAACAGCCGCGCCCACTTGATAGCAGTTGCCGATTTATTCTCCCAGTCCAGCATGTCCAACATGTCCTCTATGTACTGTTCGTAGTTGGCATCATTCAGGGCCAGGTCAAACCCATGCTTTATGGCTTCTTCCGCCGGCGTGTCGATAATTTTGGCAAACAGGCCGTTGGTTTCGTAATGGCTTACCAGCGAGATGTCCGGGATCGCCGGTTCCGGCAGGTATTCATAGGCTTCCGAGCTGTCCTGTGAGGTGCCATACCTAGTGTATTGGTTTACATAGCCATCCATCCGAAATTCACTCAATTTGTCACCTCCCATTGCAGCAAACCAGATAAGTCAAAGGCATTTCCCTCCAATTCGGCAAATGCCGAACTTCCCGCATCCACCATATCTTTAAACCGGCTTTCTGGAAAACTTTCCAGCTGACTAAAGTATGTATCGTTCCATTCTGCAATCAGCACATCAAAATTCCTGGCCTGCCATTGGGCAGCCATAGGCTCTGCACGTGCAGTTTTGCTGCCGGTTTCCCGCACCGCCTTGACTGTAAAGCCGGACAGATATTTGATGTAGCTCTCCGCTTGTGCTTTGCCTGCCTGTCCCGGGTCCTGTGGAAGCCGGATACATACATTTTTAAAGTTTTTGCGGTCAACAAGCGCGACATTCCGCACCAACTTTCGAATATCCGCTGCTTTTTCCCGCACATTGATTACATTGGCAATTACATACCGGCCGCATTTGCGTTTCCCCATCAGTACCCCGGCGGAAAAGGCGGCGTCCCCATTTTCGTCCTGTGTTGTGGCTGCTAAATCCCATGCACGCACCCATCGGATCACATCATTTGGGATTGTCTCTACCATTATTACTTGTGAACGTTTGAAGAACAGTCCAGCGGCCGGTTTGATCTTCCAGTTACCATATAACAGCCGTTCCCGCTCGACAACCGACTGGGCCAGCAGGTTTGATAGGTAGGACGGATCTCGAGCCATCAAAATTTTGTTGTCCTCTAAGCGACTTGCAATAAAAGTAACACTTTTAATCCTATGCCGTTGTTCTGTGGTCTTTAGCTCAAATCGCTCCCACAATTCTTCTGGCGTGTCTCCCCACTGTATTTCCTCATTTTCCCGGAGCATATAGCGCAACGCGCCGCTTCGCTCCGGAATGGGGTAGCCCGTATTCGGGTTGATCCACCATTCTATAAATTTTGCAACCCAGCTGTCTGCATCCGGGTTGCAGGTTGCACGTACATATGGCGTGACACCGCAGCCGGAACGGCACCTGGACAACATATAGAAAAACATATGCTCCGTGAAGTGCGTAAGCTCATCAAATTCCAGCAGCGCAATCTGTGTGCCCTGCCACTTGAACAGCTCCTCGTCGCGCTCTAAATGCATGAAGCTGATACGTGCACCAGATGGGAAAATCCATTTCAAACGAGGGGATTGCAGCGCTCTTGCACCGCGCATTTTTCCATAGACCTCAAAGGACTCATCCCACAAGCCTCCTTCTGCGGTTATCTGCGTAATGTTCTTTCGAAGAATTACCGCTCCAAAACCCGGATTTTTAAGGTGTCGTATAGGCTCCATCAACAGGGCAAATGTTTTTCCTCCGCCCGCCGCACCTCCGTAAATGCAGATATCCGCAGGCGTTGCGAGGAAACGTTCCTGTGGGCCAGGTTGCGGTCTGATAACTGTAGGCATCAAGTATCACGTCCGTTTTCAGGTATTTCATACAAGGTGATCTCATCTTGATCGGATGCAGATTCATCCGCCCCGCTTTTTCCCACTTCCATCAGCATCCGAACATACATGGCTTTTGCACGCTGCACCTTGGTCAGTTCCGCTTCGTATACCCGGATGTATTGAATGGTATTGATCGCCGTGGTGGAGGTGTCGTCCCCGTCCTTGCATACCGTGTGGATGGCAAGGTTGCTGGAATTGCTGCGCAGCTTTATAATCTCCTGCATCAGATATCGCTCCCGCGTGGTCAGCGTGGCAATCTCCTGCCGGATCAGGTCTGCCTGATTAAAGCTCATATTTTCCACAAACACATGTTCTTCCTCTGGCAGGATTCCGTCAAAAATCTGGCGGTAGGCTCCATGCTTCATGCTATTGGTGTTGCCCTTGGGTGCACCGCCATGGTTGCCCACCGCGTTCTGGTTTCCTTTGGGTGCGCCGCGCGGCCTTTTGGTAACGTTACCTTTTCCCTTAACGGGTTCTTTTGGTAACGTTCCTTTTCCATCGCCATCCCAACGGTCCTGGCTTTTCCACTTCCGTACCTGTGTTTCAGATACGCCAAGCTCCGCCGCAATTTCTTTCAGCATCCGCTTTTTCCCAGATTCCAACCATAACTGTTTCGCTCGGTCTCTGTCCGGGCTGCGCGCTCTCGGCACTCATCCTCCCTCCCGATTTTGAGTTGTCCCCAAATTTATTGCCCGCAAGCCGCTGCCGGCATGGCGCTTCTTCCACAAACCCGTTCAGGCTCACACTGTTTTACACTGGAGAATCCTCCTCCAGCAGGCTTCCCCAATGACAAAGACGATCATCTGAGACACTGATATGGAGATGAGATTGAATAAAAAAGGAGCTTCCAGCACCAGCGAAAGCTCGCCTCCAATAAGGATGCCGCTTAACAGTGCGGTCAGACCACATTTGAGATAGATGTTGCTGCATATCCGGTCCACCACATAATAGGACAATGTCCACAAGAGGACGCCCGCCGCGACGTCGATCAGGCCCAGCGGAGAGAACCAGTTGGCGATTGCCACCGCCGCAATACATGGAATTCTGAACTCCTTCCGGTAGAATGGGAGCATCGTTATGATCGCGGAAAGGCGAAGCTGGATGATCCCGTACCCGATCGGGTTCAAAGCGGTTGTTACCACGTAGAGCGCGGCCAGCATTGCCCCCAGGCTGACATTCCGTACCTTTCTGTTCATCCCGCCTGCACCTCCGTCTCCAAAAATTTATTGATGAAATACTGCTGTCCTCTTCCGGTCACCTTCGGCGTCTTGATGATCCGGGAGCTTCCGTCCGGGTTGTTGATCGTCCGTTCCTTCACCTCGAAAAGACCCAGCTCCATGCTCTTCTGCGTGGGCATGTTGTAGTCGCAGCCCTTGCGGCGGATGAGGTACCCGTTTTCCCGCAGCCAGGCAAAAAGCCGGTTCTGCCCGATCCCCACTCCGTTTTGCTTCATCAGCTTCGCCAGCTCCCCGATCAGGATGGAAGTATGGGATGCCGCGACCGCATCTGCAAACAGAACTTTTGGTGCGTCCAGCTGTACCTGATTTTCAAGAGCCTGTATTTTCTGATCCGCAATCCGTAATGCACGTGCCATCACTTTTTCCGGACTGTTCCAGTCCTTTTCAAGCTGGATAAAATACTGCCGAGCCTGTTTTCCCCGCTCATTGCGCTGGATCATGCAGAGTTCTTTCGCCATGTCGACCGTCAGTGCTGCGTCTCTTCTCGGCTTACCGGGGAGCCCGTCCGACCTATTGCTCAAAAATGAGCAATAGTCCTGCCCCTCGGAAAATCCGTATTCGCACATACGTAAAAACCAGTCGTTGAACTTCGTTTCTACTCTTAAAAACGCGTGTAGGTCGCGGGCTGAGACTGTAATATTGTCGTTGTTATAACAAACTTGAATAAAGTCCTTCATTTTTTACCCCCATCATTTGATAGGCTTTTATGATCTCGTTTTCTTCCTTCGGTCCCCGTCCATATGTACCCGCTTGGATCTCCGGCAGGATTCCGGCGATATACGCTCGAGCGCCTTCCAGCACTGCGGGATTTTCAAAGTGGTATCCATTCAGCAGGAACGCCACCGCCTTGCGCGCGCAGGGTTTGCAGCGCCAGCATTCGTTCCCCTTATCATCCGGCTCATAGCAGCTGAAGCTCTCCCGGAAGGCTGTTTCTATGTCGCCGCCTTCGTTTAGGTACTTTCGCAGCAGCTCGGCTTTGGTGCAGTCCTTAAACGGTGTTATTACAGAAATCCGCCGCCCCGCTGTCCAGTGCTGCGGCTGATACAGATAAGACAGCAGGCCGGAAGCCTTTTGTGCGAATATGACGCTCTTGTCCAGCACCCGGTCGCCATAGGTAGCCCCCAGACAAATCTCATCACCGTAGTAGGAGGCCAGCATAACAAAAAACAGGTTGCGTAGGGGGATGATCTTGTCCGCCCGCTCGAACCTGCTCAGGTCAAAATGCTCTATGGTAACGTCGGGAGGCAGACGCCGCTTTTCCTCCGCTGTGTAGCTGCTCCCTGTGTCGATGTAGAGCTTCACGTCCGGTTTCCACAGATGGCTGACGAGCCAGCTGTCCATGCCGCCGGAATACAGCAATACCTTTTTCATGCTTAAATCCTTTCCAGATACCTTTGATACAGACACCACTCCAAAAAGTTGTGCTCGTCGATCTGTTTGTAGTCTTTTGCCCGCTTGCCTGAAGGACGGATTGTCCGGATACGTCGTCCATCAAACCGGTGCAGTGTGCCGTAACGCCCTCCACTGAGCCACGACGAGCTGTCTACACTGTCGAAAGCGTAACGATGCAGATTACTCGGTGTAAATCCCAACCCGTGTATCTTTGCCTTGTATTGGTGCGCCGTCTGGATGAACCATGGGAAGTATTTCTGATAGTTGGCGTACTGCTCCCGTGTCCCACCAGCGATCCCTCCGATGGCCACATATGGGTATGCCTTGCACATATCCACAAAATACTCTCTACCCCGCTCGATATGCCAGACGGGAATGCACTGACGTCCAGCCCGGTGTTCCAGAAGAGAGCGGAGCTCTTCCACCTTCGGCAGGCCAATGAGATTGTCCACGTCCATCTCAAAGAAAAAGTGGATGTCATACCGCTTGATGAAATCTGCAAATTTGATGGTATACTCCACAAAATCCTTATAGCTCACCTGCCGCTTGACATTCTCCCGGAAGGTGAACGCGCCGCTATCCATAATGAAAAACGGACGGGACATGCAGTAATCCATCATCTCTGGTCTGATGTAGAAAAAACTTTCGAGGATGCAGCTTGCCTTGTCCAGTACGGAATCCGGCAATACGCCAAACCTCGTTTCAACGCTCGACAGGCACAGCTTCATTTTTTCGGCTTGAGCCAGCAGCCGCATTCTGGGCACTGGACCTCCCCCTTGTGTTCCTCGCCCTCCGACTCTTCCTCTTCCTGCTTTTCTGTGAAGAAACTGTCAATATCCAGATTGGCATTCTGAAGAATCCGGCTGACCTCCATCTCATCAAAACCCGCAAGCGTCAGGTCAATCTCCCGTTCCAGCTCGGCGAGGATCTCCGCCAGCTTGTCATTCTCCCAGCGCCCAGTGATTTTGTTGAGCCGCAGGTTCAGCTCTTTTTCTTTCAGCTCGTCCAGATCAACCACTATAACATCATCTTCGGTGTATCCAAGATCCAAGAGAACGTCATAGCGCTGATGTCCCCCGACAATATACCCTGTCCGTCTGTTCCATACCAGAGGTTCCACACATCCGAACTCCTGTATGGATACTTTCAGACTTTCATAAATCGGATCTCCGGGTTCCAGCTTTACGCGGGGATTGTATGGGGCGGGCTTCATCTGCTCCAGCGGTATTCGTGTAGTCTGCATTCTTTTTTCCTCCCATCTTCAGGTATAAGGCTCCGGCACTGATCCAAAACAGGTCAAACCGGTAATGTCAAGAATAATGCGCAAAATAGTTTGCAGGCTCTGGCAGAAT